ATATAATTCTTTAATTTATATGAAGGCAATTCAGATAAAGGAGTAACATATACCGTCTCGTTATCCTCTAATTTAGCATTCTTGTCAAGATTATTAATAAAAGCTGCTAACTTATCTTTATAGTCAACTGGTAATATTCCTGCTGTTTTACTATAAGCTGTATTAAAGTGATAACCTGATCTGCGATCAGAGTAGAATCTTAATTCAACTGTATTTCTGTCTTTCATGATTACTTAGTTAAGAATTTGATTAAAGTTTTATTTAACATTAATGTTTTGAAGGCCGATTGATTACCATTATATATTGATTTAACAACTTTATATTTCAAGTCATTAGCAAATACATCTTCATTCATTAGAAATGCTAAACGATCAATATATGCTTTTTCAATTTTATTATTATTACTATAGAATAAACTAAAGTTAATAATACGAGTTGAGATAATTGATGCTAAATCTGCTCTATATTTATCTCCATCTCTTTTACCAATAATACCTTTTAGAGTATTTAAGACGTATTCTTCACTTTCATGATTCATGATTGTATCAGGTGAAATAATCTTATCTAATTTATTATTGATAAACATTGTAAATAATGTTGTGAATTCACTACCAACACTACCTTCTCCAATCATTTGAATCAAACCTAACTCATCATCAAATGATTTAATTGATGAAATTGAATTAAAGAATGTTGTAATACTTCTTGAGTTAGTGTTTGTTGAAACTAGTTCTGGGTGTTTCAATAAGAAGTTAATACATCTATTATCTATTGTAGCATTCTCAGCCCACTCACTCCAACAATTAATATCAAATTTTAGATTAACTGAGATAAATCGTGTTTTTTGTGCATTATCAATACTATTAACTAAATACTCTCCATTATCAGGATTACTTGTTAATATGATATGCCAATCTTTAGGTAGTGTCCAGCTAATATATTGTTGTCTATCAATTAACTCCATAACAGCTTGAATGAACCTTACATCAGCTCGATTCCAGTCATCTAATAATAGAATACCTCCTGTTGTTTTGCCACTAATCCATTCAGGTGGGCAATAACTCATTCGGTTCTTACCAGTAAAAGCATAACCTTGTTTAGTATATTCTTCAACTGCGTGTTCATCAATCCATAAACAGTCATTTTCTGTTTTACAAACTTCAAATTGACGAATTGGAAAACCAACCAAGTCACCTAACTCCTCAATTTGTGCTAAGTTCAACTTAACAAAGTGCAAATCTAATTCATTTGCTAATTGGACAATTGTTGATGTTTTACCAATACCTGAATCACCAACTACTTCAACTGATACTGGTGGTTTGTTTTGAGATTGTAAGAAACGATTGTTATTAACAATGTGTTTCAAAAATTGTTTTGCCTCTTTAATGTTTAGAGACACTTCTGCATGTGTTGTTTTTGTTTGCTTTTTAGCCATAACCTTAATTTTTATTTAAATATAATATATCTTTTCAATTAGTCCAAACTTATTTTAATAGTATTTCCCCATCCATTTTCCTTTACTGTTTCAACACTCTCACCGTTTGATGAAATAACCATTAGAGTTGGTTTAAATGACTTAACTTCATTATTACCAATATATCCATCAGTTAATATGATTAGACTATTAAACTCCTTATGTTTGTTGAAATATTCAATGAATGGGTTCATATCAGTTCCACCTCTACCTGTAACAAATTCAGGCATTTTACCTTTATACTCATAAACATTATGAACACTGGCGTCACCTTCAGCTACAGTAATTGTAACTCCTGTTTTATACATGTGTTGTATTTCACTAAAGAACTCAATTAAATCTTTTTTACTAACTGAACCTGATGTATCAACTCCTACTAATACATTCTTTTTAGGTTTGATTTTTAGAGCTGGGTTTTCAGAGAATCGTTTATTTAATTTACGTCTTGTTTTTTTGGTATAGATTTTAGATGATGAGCTGAAAAATCTTCTAAAATATGCTTTCCAATCATAAGCAGGTGCTCTATCTTCAAACATAGCATCAACCCAACTCTGTAATTCGCTAGGAATAAATCCTCTACCTTGGTTTTTATGTTCATTTATGATGCCTTTAATTTGATGTTCAATCTGTGCTTTAGCTAACTTAGCATCAGCTTCACTCATTCCATCAAATTCTTTCCAAGTTGGATGTAAACCACTGTTACCATCACCATCTCCACATCCGGTTAGAGCATCCATCATTTCTTGTAATGATGGGCTTGAACCCTTATCTAAAGCTTTTTGTAGTAAGTCATAATATACTTTAGTACCTGCTTTTTCAGGTAAAGTTAATTCAGGAAATGATGTTAATAATATAATATCCGGAGTTGGATAATATTCTGGTGTTAGATATTGATTGATCTCTAAATCTGCTGCTATATTATGTAATTCATGATTTGGATACCAATCTCTATCTTCTAAGTGATTAAAACATATATGAAGTAATTCATGTTTTAGCAATCCTATTTTCTTTTTATCATTATCTAATGAATTCCAAAACTCTTCATTAAGAGCTAATTGATAATTGATATTATGTTTACTAACTCCAGCAGTAGGGACATCTTTTCTTACAACTTTGTTTAAAGTTGACATAAAGATGCCATAAAACGGTTCAGAAATCATTAATTGCTTACCAATTTTTGATAAGTCTTCATAAATATTTGACATAAGCTTTTATAATTATGGTTAAATATAGTAAGAGGGTCTGGCGAAGCCAAACCCTCTATGTCAAATTTATGTATAGTTTATTACAAAAGTGACTCAGCTACATAAATACCTTGAGCTCCACTTACTGTAATACCACGAGCTGATAAAGCGTCTCCCACAAAATGTACATTAGGATAATCAACTAATGCTAAGTTTTTATAATCTACTAACGGTTCAGGGGACAAATACTTTACTTCAGGAACATAAATTCCGTAATCACCACCAAATTCAAATATCTTATCCATATCGTTAATAAAATTCTCAACATATGTAAAATATTCACCCATTACTTCTTTAACTGTAGTTAAATCAAAGATTTGAGTAGTGTTAATTAATTCATGTTCTGATGTTTTGGATGGATTTCTTAATGGACTATAATATAAACCTGTTCCACCAATTTGTAATTTATTAACTACTTCTCTTGACCATTCAAATGGATTTTCAATACCTTTAATTTCCATTAGAATACCAAAGTTAGTCATATCATTTCTAAATTCTTCACCTTTTTTAGCATGACCATTGTAACTAATATCACCATATGTTTCCTCTACTGCTACATAAGCTGCATTATTATTAGTACAGAATGAGCGTAATGATACATTATCAAACTTTTGATATAGTTTAAAATCGTAACTAACATCAATTAGTTTTTGGAAGTATTTTTGTGGGCACTCAAATCTCACCCCCAACTGGACACTCTTGCTTTCAGTGGGTAAGTTATATTTTTGAGCTAATTTAGCTGAGAAGTCAATTCCAGCTTTTCCTGTACCTACAATACATTTATCAAATTTTATTTTTCTCATATTAATTGTTTTTATATTTCCATTTATAACCAAATGCTGTTTTTATTTTACCTTTACAAGCTAAATTTATACAACCATTTGTAATCTTCTTATTTAAAGATAAGTAAGCTTCTGAGATAGAAGACCATTCTTTAATAAAATTATCTTGTAAATCATATTGAAGAATAGATTTATTTAAAACACCCATCATTGATTTACTTTTCTTTTCACTACTTTCCCTACTCATCTTAATACCTTTTTTAGGGCTAGGATTTTCATTGTAATATTGTTTCCAATATTCACTCATTTTTTGTTTAGATTCTTCAGAGTGTTTCATTCCTGTAGTACCAGCTTTAACACCACATTCTGCTATATTAGATAATATATAACCTTTATTTCTTAAATCCAATTCTATTTCTCTTTCTTTTAATAAAGCTTCTTCTTCACTTAATCCTTTAAATAATATTTTAGATTCAAATATTCCGTTATTTTTATTTACAATATTATG